CGTGTCAGTTATTAGGTAAAGCAATCCATTGTTAACACCAGATGTATTTTCTCCTTGAAAGTATACGTTTCCTGTTGTGTGGTTAAAGTTTCTAAAAACCATATGGCTGCCATCAAACCACATACGGAAGTCAGCACCATTCCCAAAGCGTACATTGTAGTTGTCTTGCCATTCGGTATGTCCGTAGATATTATCACTTGCGTTTGACCGCATAAATGATCCGCTATCAATACCATCAAGCAAGTTGGCATCTGCCGCTTTACCTGTTTCTTTTAGGTAGGCAGCAGTTGGATTTCCTTCTTCGTCAATCTCTACAATCTTACCTGTAGCATCGTCAATCTTGAACTTATTTACATAAGCCCCTCTTGCTGAATCAAGAAACTGAAAGTTACCTCTGTTGATACGAAATCCCATATTAAATGTTTATCCAAGTTTTTAGTAAGTATGATTCTCCTTCTCCGCTTTCAAGTGCCTTACCTAATACACAATCGTATAGTCCGTGTTGACGCATGAACTCTGGAGATACCGCTTCTGCGTGTCCTTCTTTGCTTGATGTTACCAAGTAATCTCCCTCGTTTACTTTACCTGTTACAAGCACAGGTTCAGCACCTTGGATAAGCGGTGAGGCAACACCCTCTACTGCGATACCCATTCTCATGTGATCAGCCGCTTCAGTACAAGGGATATTCTTTCCGCCCTTCCACACAAGGACTGTACCTGTTGGGTAGTCTCCTACTGATTTCTCACCCTCTGGGTTTTGTAGGTTCTTTTCGTGTTGACCTGCTGAATCAAGAATCTCACAGAATACAATTTGCCAACGGTTTTCTTCAAGACCAAGTAATTGTTCTCTGTCTCCTACAGGATGGATATTTCCGGATACAATGTCTGTTCCATTTCTTACATATCCAACAGTTGAATGGTCTCCCCATCCATAGGCAGTATTCCAATTTGTAGAGTTGCCACCTGTTGTAGTGATTTCTCCTGTAACACTTATACCTGTGGATGTTGTAGATAGTTTAGAACCTGCATTGTGATACAGTCTTGTCGCACCGTTTTCATCACGTTGTAATATCCAATCATTATTAAGATCGTCATAGAGACCAAGAGTGTTGTTGTCTCCCATCAAAGAGAATATAACTTCGTTAGAAGTGTTAGCAATTTGTAGCCCTCCCCAAGTTGAAGTAGAACTCTTAATCATTAACAAATCTGCACGATCAGTAGACTCAGTTAATGTTGCACCGCTACCTACCGCAATAGATGTTACCGACAATGTAGAAGGTACGCTTGTTAAGTAACCTGCAGATGCGTGGTTACCCCATCCATAGGCTGTATTAGCAGTATTCTCAACATCACCAATATAAGGTATAACCTCATCATTAATGCGAGTATCAATAGCACCTACAGCAGTGTTTACTTCTGCATCAGTAGCATAAGTAGATGGAATACTTGTTAAGTAACCTTGTGAAGTTACCCAAGATTGTGTGGCCGCAGTTTGACCACCTATAGTAAGATTTGCTCCGGAAATATCAAGTGTGTCATTTCCAGTCAATATTATACGAGCATCAAAATCCTCTCCTACACCATTAGAAAAATCAATGTGTGGACTTGCATCAGTAGATGTTCCTTGTAGTTGTATTTGTGGGTCATTCCCTGCACTTAAACCAACTAAAACAGCAGGTCCTGTGGCAGAAGAGTTTCCTATATTTCCTTCAAACCTTGTTGATCCTGCAAAGGTTAATGCTCCTGTTGCTGTATCTGCCGTATTACTACGCAAGAAAGCAGATGAATCAATACCATCGAGCAAGTTAGAGTCAGCAGCCTTGGCTGTTGCACCCAAGTAAAGACCTGCGTGATTCCCCCAACTATAAGCAGTTACACCTTTAGAAGCATCTGCGGCCACAGCATCAACATAAGGAATAACCTCATCATTGATGCGAGTGTCTACCGCAGCAATATTATTGGTTACAGTAGTGCTAAAGTTAGCATCGTCTCCTAATGCAGCAGCAAGTTCGTTAAGTGTGTTTAGTGCGCCTGGTGCAGCGTCTACAAGATTAGATACGGCTGTGTCTACATATCCTGTTGAAGCGTATCCTGCGGTAGCATGGTTACCCCAACTGTAGGCGGTTTCGTAGTTAGATATATCTGCACTACTAAATTCGTCACTTGTCCAAATTTGTCTCCAACCAGGTGCATAATTACTTCCTTGATCGTTGTAAACATAAATAGAGCGTCCACCTGTACCTGTGGTTGGTCTTGTTAATCTAACATGTTTATATGTTCCACCCCAACATTCAATTAAACAACCTGCAAGTTCTACTGATTCAAATCCTACATCAAGGTTGCTATTTCCTGCATAACTCCAAGCAACTTTAAACGCCTTATAATTATCTTGGAAAGCACCTAAGTTTGTTAATTCTGTAATAAAGTCTGCAGTAGTAGCAGAATTACTAAGGTATATGTTGTTTGTAAATGTCGCAGCGTTATTAGGTAATGATGTTAAATATCCTGCACTCGCATGGTTGCCCCAACTATACGCTGTAACTCCTTTCGCAGCATCGGCTGCAACAGCATCAACATAAGGAATAATCTCTTCGTTAATACGAGCATCAACAGTACCTACGGCTGTACTTACCTCAGCATCGGTAGCGTATGTAGATGGGATAGAAGTAAGGTAGCCTGCTGAAGCATGATCACCCCAACTAAAGGCTGTATCCCAACTTGTTTTATTATATCCGCTTGCTTGAATTTCACCTTGAACAATTAACTTGTTATCCCAGCCAATTCGCATTGCTTCGCTTAAAGCACCATTGCCGGATTCATCTGTACCATTACCTGTATAGACAACAAAAGCACCTGCACCTTCTTTTGATATAGCGTTTGCATCAGCGTTTCTACCAACTTGCGCTCCAATTCTTACTTGAGGTGTAAAGTTAGCATTAGTATCTGTAAACATAAAGTCTACAAAAGACTGTTGCTGACTAATATCACCACCAACATTATTGTGTACAGTTAAGAAAGTTGTACCACTTGTTCCTGTAGTGTCTGTTTGTTTATATAAAGTACCTCCAGAAGTAGATAATTTACCATTTAACGCAGTACCAAGAGAAGTAATTTCGTCTCTGTTATTGTCGATTCCTGTGGCGTTATCAGTAACTTGAGGGAGTACCTCTGCATCAATACGATCATTTACTGCGGCAGCAGAACCAAGTGTATCGTATAGTGTATCGTGATTGTGTGAAGGGAGTGAGGTTAGGTATCCAGCAGAAGCATGGTTGCCCCATCCGTATGCTGTATTCCAATTGGATATGTTTGTTGAGGTAAAGTCAAAAGAGTTCCATAGTTTATACCAGTCGTGCTGTACACCTGTTCCTTGTCTTAACCTAAACCAAGCACCTGCGTTTGGTGTATCCCCAAAAAACAATTGCGCTCTTCTTCCTCCAGATGCGTGGTTAATAAAGGTTGCTACAATATTATGATTCGCATAAGGCGCACCTGTATAATTTGTTAGTCCTACAACCCTATCGTCTTCTATTGCATCTACCTCTGTGAAGCTACCTAATGTGACTCCAGTTCTAAGATACCTTCCATCATGATTATGAGAAGGAAGGCTTTGTAAATACCTTGCATCACCTTCAGTCTGAGTCAAATACTCGGCAGGTACGCTTGTAAGGTAATTACCAATTGGCTGAAAAGAAGTCTCTGCGGTTTCTAATGTTAAATAGTCACCTGCAGGTTGGTATGTTCCACTAAGGTTTGGAATACGATCAGCAGACAATGTTCCGCTTGTAATCTTAGATGCGTCTAAATTAGGTACATCAGATGCTGCAATGTTCATTGAACCATCTACATCTATACCATTGAGAAACTTAACAGCCATAAATATTTTTTGATTAACAAAAGGGGAGGGATTAACCCTCCCCCTCTATAAAGAATTTACAAATTATTAGGCACGAATACCGCTGAACGAAACGAAGTATTCTGATCCAGCAGGAAGAAATACTTTAACAGCAGCAGCATCCATATCAACAATAACGTCTGTAATAACTTGTACGAATGTATTGCCCACAATCTGTTTAACAACAACTTCAATTGATTCTGGCATGAATTGACCAAAGATTTGACCACCAAATAGTTCGTAAGCACCAGTACCTTCTACTTGCTCTACAATACGATTGTATGAGTTGGTTAGTGTTGCGCTACCGCTTGTAGCACCACCAGCAAGACCGTCTCCTGCAACAACAGCCGTAATATCACCTGCTGCGTATTGAGATGGTATAGGGATGTTATAGTAGTTAGTACCATCGTTAGTGAATGCCCAGCGTCCTGCGCTCTCGTCCCACTTCAAAGCAGGAACTCCATTACCACTACCACGATTTACTTCGATACCTGCATCTAATGCCGGAGATGTTGCTGTAGAGTTAAGAGTGATGATGTTATCCTCAATTACCAAGTTAGCAGTCTCAAGAGTAGTCGTGTTACCAACTACATTAAGATCACCGTTTACAGTAACTGAACCTGTACCATTACCGAGAACCATTGCTGAGATTTCAGTCAATCGGTCAAATAGGTTTCCTGCGTTTACATCTTCATCGGTAAACAATGCATTTGCTGGTACATCAGTCAATACTTGAGAGTCATCTACTTTGTTATTCAACTGAGAAGCCAGACCTGCTACATTGCTAATGCTAATAGTACCTACACTAATTGTACCACTTGAATCTGTGATAGTTGAACCATCAGCCGTTAACCCAACACGGATAAAGTCTCCGTCTGCGTTACTTACTTTTACTGCACCTGCTGCGGTGTCGTAAACAATTTGACCTGCAACCCCACCAGTAGGATTAGCAACAGTCTGCAATACCGCATTCTGCAACTCATTCTGCCCAAGGTCTAAGTCAACCAAATATTTAATACTTGCCATTTTTTTTATTTATTAATTAAGATATGCTTTGCCTTTGAAAGCGGATTTAAAGCGTACAATAAGTACGTTATCGTCTAAATATTCTACTTCACCCATAACAGTTCTATTCATAGAATCTACTACTGTTACAGATGGTTTTTTACCAAGGCCGTGTTCTATCAGCCATTCTGGTTCGGATACATTCTGATCGTGGGAGTAACCTGTAAGCCCTACACCTCGTACTCGTACATCGGTAGTAGAAACAGTCATGGGCAACGCATTGCCATTACCATCGCTAAGTTGAACCTCGCCTGTTACCTCGTTACTATCAACGGTCTTAATAAGACCTTTGTAGGTATCCTTTGGTTTATTTCCTGTTAGTGTTGCCATTATATTTCTTCCTCCCAAGTATCGTTAATCATCTCCCACTTCATATCAATAACATTCCAGTATCTGTTATCAAACTCGTACTTATCGCCAATAAAATTATTAGCGTGTATTGATATGCCTAATGCTAATATCATCCCAAGTAAGCCAATACAACTCCTTGATAACAAGAAACACTTGTAAACTTGCCAAACACTTGCATTCCTGTTGGAAGCACTTGTCCGGTTAGGCTGTCCCCAACCATTGATTCAGCGTTAATGTTTGATTCTTGCAAACAAACAATCACTCGGTAGGTTTCTCCACCAGGTGTTGTTTCACCAGCTCCAAGTCTACGGAATCCAAAATCTCCCATAGAAGATTGGAAATAGTTTCTGTCTTTAGTTATGTTGTTGTCCATTTATATTTCCCATTTAACATTGATGGTTTCCCATTGCATATTTATAAGTTCCCAATTTACACCCCAACCAGATGATTGTTCAATCAACACATCGGAATAAAGTCCGGTTTGGCCAATTAAGTAATCAACCATCCCTTTGTCGTATTGTACTGCATCAGCATTGTAAGCATCAATATTAGGGAAAACGTAGTCTACAAAACCCTTGTCGAATTGCGTAGCGTTAGCGTAGTATCCTATCTTTATTGGTGCGTACATTAGTTGAGGTCTATAACATTTGAGTCGTTAACTGCAAACGAAGCTATCCAACTATCGGTTGATAGAGTTACATCAACATAAGACAAGTCTCTTATCGAAGCACCGCTTGTTGCGCTGTATTGCATAGTAAGTCCATCCATCCATCCGCTAATAGTGGCTGTACCATTGTTATGATACATGATGCAAACGATGTCGTTTCTACGAGACATGTAATCTACCTTATTCATTTTTACATCGAGTAAGGGAAGTCGAACAGTTATCTCGGTATTAATAACACCAAGTCCATTGCTTACGCTTTTAGATTCAGTAAATATAGTAGCACTATCTTTGTTGTTGTGCTCAAATACTACCGCATCTAATAATTGTGCTTGAGTAACAATAGTCTCGTCCAAAGGATCAAGTGCAATGCTCAAGTCTTTTTGAAGACCCAAGACAACTTTTTTAATACCTCCTACGTTTTTGTTGCAGTTAAGGTCTATATCCTCTAAGAAAATGCTACAGTTAAAACTCATACTTTATACAATAAAAAAGGGGGAGGGGATTACTCCCTCCCCCTTATGGTAATTTACAAGAATTGCTTATGCAATTACGTCAGCCCACTCAGCAGAGATGTCGTATGCCAAAGCATCTTCTTCTCCAGTTAGAGTTAGTTGGTAGCGGTTCTTTTCAGAACGACCAGTTCCAGAAGTACCGTCTACAGTTGAAGCGTAAAGACCGTAATCTACACCCACCAAGTGCTTAGTACCTGCAGCAGTTTCAACGAAAGCTACAAGTTCAACACCAGGTTGACACAATGCGTTCAAAGCATCACGGTGTGCAGAAGTCATTGAAGGAACTTCAATTGCAATAGTAGGAACAGTTGAAGAGATACCATCAGCAGTTACTGTCTTAACGTCAGTAAATACAGAGAAACCATCTTTCAAGTTAAATTCTACTTTGATAACTGAACCATCAGATTTAAGACCGTTATCAGTACCGGTTGGGTCTGGGTTAACAGACCATACACCTGCAGATTCAGTTAGCGGAGTGTATTTAGTAGTACCGTCAGAACCAGTTTGTTCTTCTACAAGTTCAGATTTATGTCCGATGTATAAAGACTTCAAGCCACCGATACCAAGATCGTCACAGCCAAAAGATACATCGCTAAGAGTTGGAGTACAAGCCATTTTATTTTGTTTTAGAGGTTAGTAGTTGTAGGGAGGCCAAAGCCTCCCCTTATTCAACTATTGATTAAGCGTGAGCGTAAACGATTTCCTCGCCTTTCAAGTAAGAGAAGCCCAACTTGAACTGTCCCCATACTTTGTCACTTGACAACTCAGCTTCGTACTTCATGTCGATAGCACGAACATCGTTGTAGTCATCAGTCAACATCACAATGTTTTGTGGAGCAGACAAGAAGAACTCATCATCACGCATAGAAGCGAAGTGAACAACTTCCATACCGAAGTAAGGAGGAATGTTACCTTCTACGATACCTTGAGGAGTAGTAGTGTACTTCTCTGCGATAGCGATTTGGTATGCTTGAAGTGCTTTAGTACCCATGAAGAACGCAGGTTTGAAATCACGATCAGCATCACCGTAAACTGCAGACAACATGATGTCGCTCATAGCAGCGTAAGCAGTTTCCATTGAATCCAAAATGTTTGTTGCGTCAATTGGAGCTGGGATGATAGCATCAATAACAGCAGCATCAGCGTTCATTTCAGTAATCAATTCGTTAGCAGCAAGACCTAATGCGTGCTCTGCAGATTTTTTAGCGAAGTAGTCAAATACCCAGTCTTTGAACTCAGAGTCCATAGTCTCTGGATTGTGTTGACCTTTTTTCAACAACAAGCCACGGTAAGAAGTTTCAAGAGCATTCTTACAGTTCAAGAAAGACCACTTGTAAGTTTCAACAGTCATTTCTTTTTCACCTA